CACCTCAGTTCATTGGTCAGGGCCGGTATGAGTATGAGCAGCTTCTGAAGCTCTACAAGATGTGTGTCGAGCAGAACCGTTGGCCGGGATATCAGGTATTCTGTGAGTGGAAGTCCGGCAACATTGAACTGAACCTGCCGAAGTGGGCAGTGAAAGAGATTGTATTCTATAATCATAAAATCTGAAACTATGAGTGAAACAACACCGGCAGTGAGAAATCTGCCAAGTTATGACCAGTTGGTTGCAGGTGATCTTGACCTAAAGAACCAACAGAACGAAGTAAATATACTTCTGAATCAGGAACCGCCGAAGCCCTGGTTGAAGGAACATCCAATGGCAAAGGGTATAAAGTACCTTCCCATTGAGAGAGTTGAATATATGCTGACCCGTATATTCAAAAAGTGGAACGTCGAGATCAGGCAGGTGCAGGTTATCGCTAATTCTGTCGTGGTAACTATCCGGCTTTACTATCAGGATGTTCTCTCAAATGAAATGCTTTGGCAGGACGGCATCGGGGCTTCACCGATTCAGACCGATAAGGGAGCCGGAGCAATGGACTGGAATCACACGAAGAATGACGCAGTAATGAAAGCTGCTCCGGCGGCTGAGAGTTATGCCGTTAAAGATGCTGCTGAGAAGATCGGTAAACTGTTTGGCAAAGACATGAACCGTGCCGATAAAATAATGTATGATACACTTCCGACTATTGAGAAAAAAGATAAGTTGGAGGAATTAGATAATGAACTTAATAACGAAAACAATGAGTAACATTTCAGGTAAACTAAATTTGATGCAGTTGAAGGCTGCCATCAGACGCATGGACGGCAAAAATGGTCCGATTGATTGCATTGTCATCCCTATTGAGGCTAATCATTTATTTCAAGGCGATAAGGGCATCTATCTTGATCTTATTGCTTTTGAAAGTAAAACCAAAAATGATGCTATAAAAGACACTCATTTAGTTAAGCAATCTCTTCCAAAGGAGATACTTGATGCAATGACTGAAGATGAAAAAAGGAGCCAGCCTATTCTTGGCAATCTCCGGGTATGGGGTGAATACACAGAACAGCCACCGCAGTCTGATATGACCGTGCAGGATGAAATAAGCGGTTTGCCTTTCTGATGATTAAGTACATTGCCATAAAGGAGAAGGACAAGTTCCGGATAGTTAACGACAAGCTGTTCCGCGAAGAACTTGCCCGACTCCCTCGTGGCAGGTATGAAATTGTGATCCGGAAGAAACGCCGTATGAAAAGTCAGCCTCAGTTAGGGTATTATTATTCGTGTGTCCTTCCGCACTTTCACCGCGCAGCTATTGACGCTGGATGGGAGTTCGCCAATATTGAAGAACTTGATAATTATCTGAAATCAATGTTCGCATCAAAGGACATAATAAATAAGCACACGGCAGAGATTTTGACCATACCAGGTCTGAAGCGTGACATGACAACAACTGAAATGATGTTGTTTGTGGATGCAATCAAAGAGTATGCCCTGGAGTTCCTGAACTATCGGATTCCTGATCCGGAACAGCAGACAGAAATTTTTGTCCAGACTTTGAATAAGTGAAATAAAGTTGTATATTTGTCACAGCGAAATTAAATAGAGTATGACTTTAAAATCAGTTTTAACGAATAGCCCTCACAGGCACGCACCCCTCAGGCTGGAGAAACTCAACTCCTACGCACCTGGGGGCTTGCTGTTTGTGGGGGCTTATAAATTATAGCCAATGGAATTAAAGATTCATCCCGATTTACAAAAACACATTTGGCCTTTGCGCCGTGAAGAGTTCAATCAACTTGAAGAGAATATACTTGCCGAAGGAATAAGAGATAAAATTATAGCATGGCGGGGCTACATTGTTGATGGACACAATCGCTATCTTATAGCACAAAAACATAACATTCCTTATGAAGTTGAGGAATATGAATTTGAGGACATTGAGGCCGTTAAGGATTGGATGGATGCGAACCAGTTGGGCAGGCGCAACCTTACAGAAGACCAATGGCAAATAAGTATTGGTAGGAGGTATAATAGAGAAAAGAAAGGAATAACAGAAAGGGGTAATCAATATACAAAAAGTGCCACAGATCAAAATGATACGAAGCAAACCGCCGATCGCCTCGCCGATGAATATAAGATTTCTGCACCAACAGTAAAACGTTATGCTCAAAAAGCTAAGGACTTTGAAGAGTTATCAAAGACAAAACCAGAACTTGCTCAGTCAATTTGGAGTGGGGAAAAGAGCCTAAAGGAAGTTAGAAAAGACGAAAAGAAAGAAGAGATAAAGGCTGAAAGGGAATTGGCCGCTACTGTTGGCAAAGATATAAATACTGACTTTATTTTTAAATTAGGCGATTTTGAAGAAGTGCTTTCTGATATTCCTGATGGCAGTATTGACTGCATAATAACAGACCCTCCTTATCCAAAAGAGTTTATAGAATGTTGGTCAAAGTTAAGCCGTTTTGCAGCACGTGTATTGAAACCTAACGGGTTTTGTATTGCTTATTCAGGTCAGTATAATCTACCTGAAGTGATTAACAGAATGAGCAAAAACCTGGATTATTATTGGACGTTTTGTGTGTACCATGAAGGCCAGACACAAATCGTTAATGCTGTTAATTTAATATGCAGATGGAAACCAGTTCTGATATTTCAGAATGGCCGGAGTAAGATTTCTAATACTATACAGGATTACTTTATTTCTGAACAAAGAGAGAAGTCTGGGCATGACTGGCAACAGTCAGTTTCCGGTATATCATATCTTATAGATATGTTTACTCATGTCGATGACTTAATTGTAGAACCATTTGCCGGATCAGGCACAACAGTTATCGCTGCACGGAAAATGGGACGGCGGATTATAGCTGCTGAAATAGATGAGGAAACGTATAATATAGCTAAATTCAATATTTATGACAAGACAAAGGAATGATAGTCATAGTACAGAATTTGGTATTTGGCTAAGAGTGCAGCCACAGATTGACAGTTCTTTGGGTTTTTTGGCATCTAATATTGATTATTGTTGGACAAATTATAAGACTGGCGAATGGATGTTTATTGAAGAAAAGCGTTATAATACGGCAATAAAATATTGGCAAAAAAAGCTCTTTAGCATTATTCATAATGTATGTCGTGCGGATAAAAAATACAGAGGATTTCATTTACTTGTATTTGAAAATACATCACCTGAAGATGGCAAAATATTTCTTGACAATAAGGAGATATCAAAGGAGCAGTTGTTGAACTTTTTATCTTTTAAATTATGAAAGACCCTGCCGTTTTATTCTACTTCCAAGACTTTTTAGTCGGCACGGAGTTTATGTGCGATGAAGATTTGTTTATTAAATAATAATATATTATATTTGTTGCGTAGTTAAATCGATTTGTATGATGATAGCAATCAACAAAAGTTAAATATACGGCTCCTCTCCGGGAACCTTCCTGTTCATACAGATCGGTTAACTACACCCCGGAGTTGGAGCCTTAATTTGTGTAGTTATGAATATTAATGAATTAGGTGACGATTTTGTGGGGTGGAAAACTCCGAATACTTATGACGAGGATTTTTCTTCTCCACCACCAAGATCGGGAGTGTATATGTTAGTGGGTTTAAATGACGATGAATTTAAACGCCGTGAATTATTGTATATCGGAAGTGCAAAATCATTGGCTATACGTTATGAGAAACATGAAGTGCGAAGAGTTTTGCAAAATATATATAAACGTGTAGAGTTTTGGTTTCATGAAGTTGATTTATATCGTAATCGTGAAAAGGAATTAATTAAAAAATACCAGCCTAAATTCAATACACAATGGCGTTAAGAGATCAACCATATTTGCCGCTTTACGTTCAGGATTTTTTAACTGATGAAAAACTGATCGAATGTTCGGCTTCTGCTACTGGAGTTTATATACGTGTAATGTGTATTATGCACAAATCTGATCCTTATGGAATGATTTTGCTTAAGCAAAAAGACAAGCAAACCTCAAGCACGATCCAAAATTTTGCTTTAAAGTTGATTAAGTATTTGCCTTATGATTTGGATGTCATTAAATCTGGTCTTGAAGAATTAATAAATGAGGATGTTTTACAGATTGAGGATGATAAATTGATACAAAAGCGTATGGTTAAAGACTTTAGCATATCAAATAAACGTGCTGAAGCTGGTAAAAAGGGTGGAGAGAAAACACAATCTGCTAAAGCAAAAGACGAAGCAAAACATCAAGCAAACTCTGAAAATGAAAATGAAAATATAAATATAAATAAGGAGTGTTTATTAAAAGAAAGAGAGACTGAATTTAAAGAATCAGTAAAACAATATTCAAATCAGTATCCCGTTAATATGCTAAAGTCCTTTTGTGATTATTGGACTGAACCAAACAAATCCAAAACAAAGATGAGATTTGAATTAGAAAAGACATTTGAAATCAGCCGAAGGTTAGCGACCTGGGCTTCTCGTGACAAGGCGTTTATTAAAACCGAACACGCGCAATCTGAACCTGCATATTATAAGCCCCTTCCTAAGCTATGAATCCAGAACAAGCAATATTATCCTGTATGCTCAATGATATTGTCATTGCTAAAGAAGCAGTATCACGTTTAGAAGTTTATGATTTTGTTGATGACAAGAACCGGAAGATATTTAAAGCAATCCAGAAAAACATATGCGATGGAGTTATACCGGAGTTGATAACCGTGACCAGGCACTGCAAAGAATTGGCGGTTTACATCACTGAATTGTCGTCTTTAATCGCTTCAACTGTAAACTATCAGGAATATATTTCAATCCTGATTGAAGAAGGGAGCGTTCGCCGGTTGCATGAGAGTGCGGCACATATCGTAAACTTAGGCACTACTGAAGAAATCATTGAAAGAATAACCGAAGAATTAAACTTTGTTGAAAATAGGCTTTGCGGAGTTGAAGATTATTCGACTGAAAAGACCGTAACTAAATCACTTATATCTTTTGAAGAACGTGCCATTGGTAAGAACCCAGGCATAAATACACCGCTTCCGAACCTCACGAATTATACCGGAGGATGGCAGCCTTCGGATTTGATAATCATTGCCGCCCGTCCGTCGGTAGGGAAAACGGCCTTTGCTCTGGCTTGTGTTCAGAGTGCTATCGAACAGAATAAGTCAGTCATATTTTTCTCATTGGAGATGGCGAGAGAAAGATTAATGGATAGGATAATTGTCGGTTATTCTGGTGTTGATGCTATCAGGTATAAACTTGGCAAACTTGATGAACGCGAACGCGGATTAGTTTATGACGTAGCTGACGGTCTGAAATCAAAACATATTATCATTAATGACCGGGGATCAATAAGCCTGACCGAAATAGAAGCCTTTGCAACGGCGCGACGTAAAGAAAAGAAATGTGATTTAATCATTGTGGATTATCTTCAACTGATGAAAGTCCGTTCTGACAGAAATAAGACCCGCGACGGAGAGTTGTCTGAGATCAGCCGAGGATTGAAGATGCTGGCTCGCGATCTGAATGTTCCTGTCATTGCCTTATCTCAACTTAATCGCCAGGTAGAACAGCGCGGGAATAAGAAACCAATGCTTTCTGATCTTCGGGAATCGGGAGCTATTGAACAAGACGCTGACATTGTTTTGTTGCTTTACCGCGCAGCTTACTACGGAGAAAAGGAAACTATTGTTGATGGGCGTAATGTATCGGCAGCGGGCGTAGGAGAGGTCATCATTGCCAAACATCGCAACGGCAATGTAGGATCAGAGTTTTTTAGCCACAACGAAAGCATGACACGAATAACTGAATATCGCGCACAACCAGACCTGACAATAAATAACTATTATGAAACTGAACCTGTTTTTTAAGCCCCGCCTAAGTCGTCGCATGGCACGGCAGTTGGCAAAGAACTTAATCCTGATGATGGAGATTGAAACCCTGGTCACACGGCCGGATAGTGCAGAGGCCGACAAAATCAGGGCTAAGTATTTGAGAGAGATAAATAAACGCAGAGAAATTGAACAATCAACGCAGAACTGACATCATGGAATATTCGGAATTT